AATTAAAATATGTCAGGATTTGTAAATAGAGATGATGTTTATGCTCAAAGGCAATCTTCCGGAGCAAGAAATATCGTATCAAAGGCATTAAAATCGTTATCGTCTTTTGGGATGATGTACGATGATTTGGTTTTGAGAAACTCAAAAGCTATTGGAGTTAATGAGGATATGTATGGTTGGAAAATGGATCCACGAAATACAGCAGGAGGAGAATATGATGACTATGCTCTGTTTGCAAACCTATCAATGACCGATATTAATTTGAGAAAATCAATATCCATTTTTGATAAATCATATCCAAAAAAGAGGGAGGATCTTAGAAAATTCGCTGTACAAGACGAAATTGAAGAAATTCTTGATACAATCTGTGATGAAGCTATAGTATATGATGATAAAAATTATTTTTGTGCTGCTTTAGCTTTTGATGACGAAACACTAGAACCCGGTACAATTGAAGCTATAAAAATCGCTTTAGAAACTAACTTTAAGAGAATTTATCAATACTTTGGTTTCAACAACGATATAGCTGCTTGGTCATATTTCAGAAAATGGTTAGTTGATGGATTCCTAGCTTTTGAAATTATTTACAATAAAGAATAAATAAGAATAATAGGTTTCAAAGAAATCGATCCTATAAATTTAACTCCTGGACTTGATAAAGAGGGTAAGAAAGTTTGGACCCAATTCAAAGGTCAAGTTCAAAAAGAAAGAAAACTCTACGATTCTCAAATCATATACATTTCATATGCAAACGTTAACACGGCAAATCGTGTTTCTTATGTAGAACGTTTGGTACGTTCATTTAACTTATTGAGAATTATGGAACATTCTCGAGTTATATGGGCAACAGTTAACTCCTCATTCAAAACAAAATTCGTTATTCCTGTTGGTGGTAAATCAAAAACAAGGGCTCGTCAGTCTTTAGGAGTTTTGATGCAAAACTATCGTGAACAAATTGATTTTGATACAGAATCAGGAGAATTAAAAGTGAATGGTAAACCTATGATGCCATTCAACAAAGAGTATTGGTTACCTTCTGGTGAAGCTGGAGAACCGACAATTGAAACAATCGGTAATGACGGACCAGATCTTTCTGACACAGAAGCTTTGAAATACTTTAGAGAAAAGTTAATTAAAGTATCTAAAATTCCACTATCTAGATTTGATATGGAATCACCTCCAAGTTGGGAGATGAATGCCGAAGGTATGACTAGAGATGAAATTAAATTTGGTCGTTTTATTACTCGTATTAGATCTGTATTTCAAGAAATCCTCGTTAAACCACTTTGGATACAAATGTGTTTGGATTTCCCTGAATTAAAAGATGATGATTCTTTCAAAGCACAAATAGGTATTAAATTCCACAAATATAACATTTTTGAAGAAATGAAAGAAATCGAAATTCTTCAAAAACGATTGGATTTCGTAACAGCTATGAAAGATGGTCTTGTTGAAATGGATGCTAATATGAATGAAGTTAAGTACTTTGCTTCTGAATTCTTGATTCAACGATTCTTAGGAATGTCTTCTGAAGACCTAAGAACTAATAAGAAAATGAAAACTCAGGAAGACGAAGAAAAACTTGCTGCTGCTAAGAAAGCTGCTGAGATAGCAATGTAATGACAAAAATACAAATAAGATTGTAGATATATAGTAAAAATAAAAGTCTGAATTATGAGCAATAAGACTCTTCTAATTGTAGAGAGATCGGAAAACAAACTTAACCTTATTAATGAAGGTGAAGACAAATATGTTTTAGAGGGGACATTTACCGAGATTGGCGTAAAAAACAATAATAATCGTATTTATGACGAGAAAGAGGTTATGCCACACATCAATGAGTTAAAGAAACTTGTTGAACAAAACAAACTTCTTGGTGAATTAGATCATCCTAAATCTTTCGATATTTCTCTAAAAAATGCATCCCATGTAATTGAATCTATCGAATATGACAAGAACAAAAAATGTGTTACTGGTCGTATTAGATTATTAAATACTGATGCAGGAAAAAATGCAAGAGCTCTTGTTGATGCAGGAATTCCTTTACATATTTCAAGTAGAGCTGCCGGTGTTGTTGAAAGCAATGGTCACGTAAAAATTAAAAAGATGTTTACTTATGACTTAGTTGCAAATCCTGGATTCTCAAATGCTGAATTAAAAAGAGTAAATGAGAGTTATGGTTTTGATAATGATGATAATTTAGGACTTTTTGAAGTTCCCGATTTTTGGTCTTTTAACGGTTTTGCTGTTAAAGAAGACGAAGAAAAGGAAACAAACTTAGATAACTTACAACTCGAAAATAAAAAAGAAAACCAAATGGATTCAACAAAGTACATTTCCATTGAGGACTTTAATCAGTACACTAAGATCGTAAAAAATGAATTTGAAAATCTTAAAAAGGTTGTTGAAGCTGCCTCAACTAAGGAAGATAAATCCGTCAATGAAGGTCTAATTAAATATGCCGAAGCAATTGCTAAGAAAGTTAATGGACTTCAAGAACATGTTAATCGTATAACAGAAAATGTCGATGGACTAATTTCTCATAATGATTATATCATTGAAAACTTAGAGAAAGTTAAAGACTATGCCGAAATGGTAGGTGAAAAAACTAATGTTGGAATTAACTACTCTGAAAAATTAGCTGAATCAGTAGATCATTTAATTGAATATACTAAAATGGTTGCTGAAAAAGCAAACGAAGGAATCAACTATACAAATTATGTTGCTGAGAAAACTTCTCAAGTAATTGATTTCTCTAACTACCTTGCTGAAGAAACTTCTAATCGTTGGAATTACCAATCTCATATTAATGAGCAATTAGACAAAGTTATTTCTCATAACGATTATATCGTTGAAGGGGTTGATTCTGTAATTAAATACACTGAATACTTGAAAGAAAACACTGAAAACCTTTCTAACTACTTGAATTATGTAGTTGAACAAATCAATGAAGGTGCTTCGGTAGAAGATATTAAAAAATCAACTGATTTCATCATTGAAAAGGCAAAAGAAGTTAAAGCTATTTCTGAATCAATCGTAGTAAATGAAAACGAAGAAGATGAATTTAAGAAAGATATTACATCTCAATTGAATGCTATTCTTGAATCTGCTAAAACAGAAAAGGAAACAGAAACTGATAAAAAATATCACTTCTTCCAATTCCTTGGTGAATCAAAACGTAGAGAATTTGATGCTCTTAATGACGAAATGAAAGATAAAATTGTTAATGCTTTCCAAACAAATCGTTATTATGGTACAGCTGATGCTAATAAAATTTGGGAATCTTGTTTTGTAAGTGCTCCTAAAAAATTAGATTGGTTGATGAATATGCCAAATAGATTTTTGAGTTCTTGGAATTCATTAACTGAATCTCAAAAGACTGCAATTAAAGCTCAAGCATCTACAAGAGTTTTAGAATCTCAATATCAAATCGATAATTTCTGGGAAACTAGAGATTTAAGAGGAGTTAAAATTGATACTCTAAACGAAAACTTAAATGCTCCAATTAATGAATCTTCTGAATATAAATCTAATGATGCTTATTTAGAATCAGTTAAAGCTGGATTCCGTCAAAGATTTAAGAGATAACATTGATATATAGTAAGATATTTCCGATTATTGCTAAGATGCCAAAAGCAAAGGAAAATTAAAATAAAAACTCAAAAAAACACAAAACAAAATGTATTTGTTAAACGAACAAGAAATTTTTGCAAAGTGGGCTCCAATTTTGGAATCAGAAGTGGGTATTACTGAACGTAATAGAGTTGAATGGATGGCTAAATACTGTCATTACCATGAACTTTACGAAAGTAATTCATACTCTGTTTTAGGTGCTGTTAATGGTATGGGTGCTACTCGTTTCCCTGGTGATCCGGGTACTCAAGATGCTTTCTACGGCGCTGACAAAGGTTCTGGTGATAAAGCTCACACATTGTTGCCTCTTGCTATGCAAGTTGCAGCTCAAACAGTAGGTTTAGACCTAGTACCAGTAGTACCAATGCCTGGTCCAATGGGTGTTCTAACTTACTTAGACTTTGTATATGCTGGTGGTAAAACCGGTGGTACTTCTACAGGAAATAACATTCCTTTGATGGTACGTGCTACATGGTCTGATTATACAAATGTTCCTGCATTTGTAGCTGGTGGTACATCAGCTGTTGTTAATGGAATCTCTTTTGGATTCATCGGACAATCTCGTATCGATGGTATGCCAATTTTCCATGTTAGACAATCAACTTCTGCTGGTATGACTGGTGGTACTATTCTATCTAACTTGAACACTATTTTAGGTGCTGCAGGTATTGGTGGAGTAACAGGTGCTGCTGCTACTAATATCGAATTAGTTAAAGCTCTTGAAGATCACATTACTGGATTCTCTGGTAAAGCTCTTTTAGAGAATGATTATACAGGATTTGATATTAATGATCCATACTCAAGAGCTGATGGTGAAGGTACGATGGATAACATCATGAACTTAAGTCTATTCAACAAATCTGTTGAAGCTAAGACTTTCCAAGTTGCAGCTGCTGTAACTCGTGAACAAGTTCAAGATCTTAAGCAATTCGGTGTTGATGCTGTATCACAAGTTGAATCAGTACTTATCAACGAATTGACTCAATCTATCAACAAAAACATCCTTGACAGATTGTTCTTCTTAGGAGAAAGAAACCATGAGTTCGTATTACGTACTCAAGGACAAAACTTCTTCTTGAATTTAGGAGCTTCTGCTATCACTGTAGGTGCTTCATGTTCAAATGCTACTAACTTCGGTGCTTATATTCAGTCAACTGCATTAAGAACTCAAGTTGTACAAGCTACTGAGGTTGCTAACTCTGCTTCTGAAAACTTACACACACGTCAACGTAAGATTATGTCTAAGATTCTTGCAATCGCTAACTTAATCGCTATTCGTGGTCGTCGTGGACCTGCTACATTCGTAGTAACTAACGGTCAAGTTTGTTCAGCATTGCAAGATGTTGCTGGATTTATTCCTGCACCAATGGCTAATACAATTAACCAAATGAGTGGATCACTTTACCCAATCGGTACTCTTGCTGGTCTTGCTATCTACAACGATCCTAACAGAGCTTGGAACGATACTCGTTTCTGCGTTGGACGTAAAGGTGATGGTAACTCTCCTGGTCTTGTATTCATGCCTTACTTAATGGCTGAATCTGTTCAGACTATCGCTGAAGGAACTATGGCTCCTAAAGTTGCTGTTAAATCTCGTTACGCTTTGGTTGAAGCTGGTTTCCACCCAGAAACTATGTATTTGACTTCAGGTGTTAACTTGCAACAAGAATTAGGTTCTTTAGTATAATCCTGATACTGA